TGATGCCAGATACAGCGCGTTGCCGTCCTGATCTCGGCCATATCCAGCCAGGACGCCAACGGTTGGAAACGGCGGTTTGCCCAGGCCCGCGCCAACGGCAAAGACCTGCTGAAAAATCCAGGGGCCATCATCAGCACCCTCGGGATAGAGCGCGGCGACGTAGGGCATCGGGCGCTCCCGGTCCTCGATCATCAGCAATGCCAAATCACGCGATTTGTCGTAGGCGACTATATTAGCCAGTCGGCCAATTGTCCCAACGGCAGAGCTGTAGTTGTTATATTCCCAGAGGTCTACATTAACCGGGCGCCGGGTCTCCGTTTCCACATGCTCCTTTTTTTCGCTATCCCAAATTTTTGTGAGCTTCACATAGTTTCTGATCACATGATAATTTGTGAGGACATAACTCTCGTACTCGCCCGCCGCGTTCTTGGCGGAATGAATCACCGTGCCGCTGCCCGTGCCATCGCCCAGGCGAACTAAAACAGTCGGATAGAGCATCTGCTCGTGTTCCGCGACCGGCACGGCTTCTGCCTGTTGAGCCGCGACAGCCGGGATCGAAAAGGCGATTAGCGCTGCTATCAAAATAGGGAGAAAAAACATCATGCCGTGCCTCCAATTTTTATTTCGTCGTCGTCGGGCGCGGTTGCGACCATATTCGCGTAGAGTTCGCACTCGCGCCGAAGCGTCATTATCGCCGCCCTCAAGCTGATCGTCTCGAGAACCAGCCGCTGGACATCGCCCTGTAGGACAATGATCAGATCGGATTGGCTGATCTCATGCGTGAGCCGGTCAGCCATCGTCTAGGGCATCACGCGCATCTCGATCCAGATAAGATGCGTGGGCTTTGATGATCGCAGCCAACTCATTCTCATCAACCGGGATCGAACTGACAGAGTCGTCCGCCTGCAAAATTGGCATCCCTGCGGCAATCATCCTTGCCCGACATTGTTCAGCTTTGTGGGTCACGACCCAATCCAGCCTCCGCTGGAGGTCCGCCGCGATCTCCGAACTTGGGAGATCGTGTTCCAACGCCAGTACCTGGGCGTCAGTGACCGTCACTTGATATACAGCCATAGTTTACTTCCTTTCTTTAGCCGACTAAGAAGCCGCTAAATGTGCAGAGCTTCGCGGCTCCGATGTTGAGATCCCAGACGTTGGAACCCTCGCCCTCGCCGAAAACTTTGACGACTGCCGTATCGCTGGCATCCATGTCGCAACACCAAGACCCCGATTGGCCTGCATTGTTGCCGGTGTTTCCGTCGATGCGACTCATGCTTTGGTATTCTCGATTGCTCGTGACTAAATCGATACTGATGTTGGTTGCGGCGGTGGTCACTCCCCCGAATCGTACATTGGCGTTGAATTGATATCTGCCCGCAACGGGCGCTGTGAAAGTGGTCCCGTCATAGTCGGCATTGTTGTCGAAAATCTCCGCAAACGCGATTGCAGAAGAGATCGAATTACCAGTTATATTGTCCTGCGTGGCAGTCGCCGCACCAAGAAATGCTGGCTGGGCGCTGTTAGTCAGGATGTTGTTGTCGTCGATGACAACGCCGGAATTTTGAAGTGTCTTACCTCCAGTCCCATCGAACCGCGCTATCGCATTGTCGGTGCTTGAGCCTGGGCCTGACGCATCGCCGGCAAGCGCCCACTTGAGGCCACTGGTCTCGCCCGAATCAGCAGTCAGTACATGTGTGTCAGAGCCGACCGCCAACGCACGCGGATCGCCGCTGCCATCGCCCACAAGCATGCTGCCCTTGGCTGTGACATCAAGCCCCGTAATGGCCGAGCTTCCCGAACCGAGCAACACATGCCCGTCGCCGAGTGTCGAGGCTCCCGTGCCACCGTCAGCCACAGCGAGATCGGTGATGCCGGTAATCGTGCCGCTGTCTATGTTGACGTTTGTGAGGGCTTGGCTGTTCAAGTCCTGCGCAGCATTCCAGGTCAGCGAACCGGAAATTGTGGCAGCGGAAATGTCACCGCCGTCGATGTCGAAGGCGCTCCCCTCGATCTCAATGCTGCCCGCCTCAAGTTTTTTGCCGAGGGTTATTTTTTCACCGCTGTTTGTGGTGACAAATTTCAAATAGCTGTTTGTGCTTTCGGTTATGTCGAGAGCCGCCGCGTCGTTGTCTGTGAGCGCAATATCAATCTGCGTGCCATCGGCGCTGATGCTGTCGAGAGCGACATCGCCCACGTTGGTCAGGTTAACATCTGACAGGCTGGTCGCGCCTGTCACGGTCAGCGATCCATTGACGGTCAGCGCGCTGTCAGCCAGAGCGAGGAGATCGAGGTCGTCTGTATGCCCGATATTGGTTCCGTTAATTTTTACATTATCGGTCGTGAGGCTGCCGGTCACAACATAGTCGCCAGCCAGAGCAACGCCATCCTCCCACTTCGCCGATGAAGTGCTGTAGATGAGAACCGAGCCGTTGGCGGGACTTGTGATGTCAACATCTGTCGCCCCATCGATTGAAACCACCGCCCCAGTCGTGGTTAACGCAGTGCCGTTTGCATCGTACACTAAATATTTGTTTGCCTGGTCGCTGGCTGAATCGGCATACGGAAATTCCAACGGGCCACTAACACCCGTGCCGCTCGTTGTGCGATTGACATTTGCCGGAAGCTGAATATTCCGGGACATGGCCGTCTCAAGCTGCTGGTCATTGATCGCCAGCCTGTCGAGATCATCGTTGATGCTGGTCGCCTTGAAATCGCCGCCCGTTGTGTAGTCGGACGTTCGTTCAATCGCCTGATTGCTTTCAATGGTGACAATGGTGGAACTTGCCGGCGCGTTACCGCTGGTAAAGGTCACGCTGCCCGTCCCATCAGCATTCAAACTCGTCGTATAATGTGTAGTGACCGTTTTGAGTGTCGAGCCGACATATACTTTGATATCAGCACTCGCCAGAACCTTGAAGGCAAACGAGTACGGCCCCAGACTTCCAGAAGATGTGTATTGCACCCGCCGATGGACTGCATTTACGGTAATCGCCATTGTCCTATTTCCTATGTAGTCCCATTGTCATTGTACACTATTAGTCAAAAAAATTATCGCCAAAAATCTTGGCGGATTCTTCACGCTCTTCCTCAAACTTTTCTATCATTTCATTTGCTGATTTCGCTAAATCGATAATATGGAAGGTCATCGTATCAACCTGCCTTGTCTTGTCTTCTGGCGTGATGTTGTCGGCGGCGTGAATAAGTTTGATAGCCGTCATTAGATCGGATATTTCCCAATTAACGCTTTTCAAGGCGCCAAACTGAAAGGCATCCTCATCTGCAAGCTTCGTGGCTCTTTCGGCGTTTCCTTCCTCTATATTCCGCATCATACTATTGTAAGACTTTTCCGCCTTTTGATAATTTTCAAAAAACGTGTCCACTGATTCGACTCGGAGGGACGGGTATCTTGTCGTGAATGACCTGATGAACGGCCAGCGGGTCCAGGGTTCAGCAGGGTCTACTCTTGTTTCAACAGCGCCGGTAAATTCTAAGAGTTCGTCAAGCCCCTCCAAAAAGTACCGGCCTAAAGACCCCGTTAAATTACCAACATTGTTTTCAATATGACGCGGTGATGCTATGCCGCCGTTGATACCAAATTTCTCCAAAAGCTTGCCAACCGCTATGGCTGTAGGTGAAGAATAAACATCATACTGATCTGCTGGCAGCACTCGCTCATCACGCGCCGAAACAATGGGCCTGTTTCGGAAAAAGTCGTAATTGGTTAGAGTTTCTGCGATTGGCGCGGCGGCTGTTGGGACGTAAGACGCAACGCCGGAGGGGCCGATAGCACCAAATAAGTTCTCGGCCAACTCCTCTTTATCAAAGCCGTCACTGTCATACAGCGCATCCAAGATACGTTCCACAAAGGTGCCGTAAAGGATGCCAAGCTCAAAGGGTTTGGGAACGCGCCAAATCGTTCCATTCGGGTCGTCGCCTGATGGGAAGATATGCCAGAACATATCTTTTTCCCATTGCGGCAATTCTTGATAGATCGGGTTATCGTGGTTCGCATACCAGAGGTACACACTCGGCGCAGTAATCGAGGCCATCGCCTTCGCGTTGAACTGTACAGGATGATCGATGAAGCCGCGCACCATCCGGTCCCAGCCCTGAATACGGGCATTGAAGAACGGCGTCACCATATTCCACCCCCTAATCGTCGCGCCCATTCTTGCAAAATCAAGCGTCACTTCCCTGGAACGGAACGCCGCCTCTGCTAATACTTCCGCGCTTGGACGGCGGGTGTCGGTTCCAAGTTGTTTAACGGCTTTTTTGAACTCACCAACACGAGTTGCATTTTCCGCTAAATCGGACCCAATACGGAGAATCTCCAACGGCGTGGTCACAACATTTTTGGCGAGGGAATACATCGAGGTCGTTTCAACTAGCTTTTGCAGATTATGTTGGAGAAATTCACGATCTAACGACATTAAAGTTGCTTGCGGCCCACCGCTAGATTGCCACTGTTGCCAATGCTCATCCTTTTTCAGCATTGAGACAAACCCGGATATCCAATCGGAAAACGGCTTAAATCCACTTGTTGAATAAATAAATGCCGTAACATTGTCCCGCATCATATTCTTAGCAAAGAACGCGGGATCGAGAATAGCACCGGCCCTTAGTGTACGAGCCGGGTAAGCGGCTATTCTGGTGAGAAGATTAACGCTTTCGGCTGTGTGACCTTGAACGATCTTCGCCACATGCTCGTCAACTTCATATATTTCCTGTTTGCCGTTTCGGAAAATACTTATCTGGTTACTCCGTAATGGCTGCTGGGCAGCGCGGAATATCGTCAACTCCTCATCCGATAATTTGACGCCATATTGTTTGAGAAAATCCGCCACATCAGGAAGTGACGCGATAACATCTGAAGCCGTTTTATCAAATTTTGCGGTAGTCGGTTTAATGGTCGGCTCAACCCACTTAACCAACCCTGCGCCAAGGGGGGACCGTTCCGCAAGATCGACAAGTGCGGTGCCTACAGCGTTACGGTGTGCAAGCTCCACATACATATATGTGTTCTTGATGACGCTTTCGAGCGGATTGTGTATTTCACGCTCCGAACCCTTGATGGCTTTAATTGGTTTCCTGGTCCCACCCGCCGAAGTCCATTTTAGACCGTCTTCTTCATCCATGAGCCGATAAAACGGCACATAATCTTTATTGGCCTCACGGATTTTCTCAACTAGTTCTTTGCTGACAACCCCGCTATCTGCCAGATACTTGGTCATGTTGTCCTGGTAGGTCACAAGTTGGGCAAAAGCCTCCGCAAAGGCATCAGCCTCCCGCTCAACTATGATCCGAGCGGCGCTTATATCAACGCCGGTTTCTATTCCCCTCCCTTCTAATTCGATGGCACGGCGAGAAACAGCGTACTTCTCAAAGTCTTCAAGTCGGCCCTTCACCGGAGCGAGAATTTCTTTCAAACTTGGGCCAATAACCTCGTTTGTCGAAAAACTCCTAACGCCGTATTCCAGGAACATATTTGCCCTAGACGCCGATGCCACACCAATCCGGGCAAGTTTGTACGGGTCCAAGTTTGCTGGAAGCGGTACGCCGTCAGCCAGCATCTTTGTCAGCCGACTTAGCGGGTGCATCCGGTCCACCAACTGCCGGTAAATATAATGCGATACGCTTTCGTTTCTTCGAGGCTTTACATTTCCGCTGACGATCCGGGAGCCTACAGCTTCCCGCGCCTGGTCCAATTCGCTGACAGCAGCGCGGGATGTGCCGGTTCCCAGAGTTGACCCAATCATTTCCTTAAAGGACTGAACGGCGCCAGTCCCCGCACGCTTGGCAAGCCGTGCAACCGTGGTGACAACAGGAAGAAACGCCTCCCCGGCTAATCCCAACGGAATACCAAAACCGGCATTGACCAGCCGCGCCCTTAAATCCCTGTCATCAAGATTGTCGGTTTCATCCATCCACTTATTAAGTTCAAGAGCGAACCGTTCAGTGGCATCACCACCTAACTCACTCGGCACAAGTTTCAAAAACCCAACCATTTCCTCGGCCAGTTCTTTGTCGCCTGTGGCAAAATCACCGGCAACCCCGCCTAGAATCCCCCGGAACGCAGCCTTGGTAACACCGATAGCCTTGAACAGCCTCATTGCCGGGATTATACCAATACCAGTCTGTACAACTTTGGAGATTGTTTTGGCCGTCTCGCTTTGTGGATCGGGAACCACGCCCGTCCCGGTTATCCGATTAACCTCCTCCCCAAACTCAACGGCATCAGGACCACCCACAAGCTCCACAGCTTGGTTAAGTCCCTTCGTCACGCCCTCTAACACCCCACTGTCTAAATCGCCGTAGCCGCCAACAAGAGCCTTCATCCAAATGTTGCCAACGTCTTCAAAGAAAGAGGTGTCTTCTTCGGGGGCGCCCTCCATTACTGGCGACGTTTCAGGTGCCGCTAATTCTGGCTCAAGCCCCGGCGCTGCAACGGGGGCGGCTTCGATAGGTGGTTCTGGCGGCTGGGCTTGGTCAGCTTCCAACGGGGCCATAATGTCCACTTGTTCTATAGAAAAACCACCATCGAGAAGGATTTGCCTTGTTGCCGCAATGTCCTGGGGTGAAGAAGTTTCAGCCATCACTGAGCGTTCCTAATAAGCTGTTCCTTAATCCAAATACCCAGGAGGGCGTCGTCGGCGCCTACCGCCTCACCTAAATCAATTCCTTTGTTTAATAGGAGATTTCGCACAGCCCTATAATAATCGTCTTCAGTCAATCTCTTATCTCCGGCCACTAACATTTCAGTAAGTTGGCCTATGACTAGGACAACATCCCTCATTTTCTCTTCGGGTGTTATTTCCACTTCAGGTACTATTGCCGGTTCCGGTACTGTTTCCGGTTCCGGCTCTGCCCCCTCTGAATCCAATCGAGGTGGAACGTACGCTGTATCCACTCCCTCAGTAAGACGCTCACTCATCCGCTCAATCGACTGCTCCAACCCCGGCAAAGCTGCACGCGCATTCGTGTACAAAGTGGCGAGTAAATTGTTTTTGGATGTTACGTCTGATGCAGCCATCCAATCTCCGCCGCTGCTCCAGAGCTTCTCCATCTCCTGCTCGAAAAGCGCTGAATACGTCGCCGCAATTCTTTTCCCACTCGTATCACTTCTGAGTACAGTTGACCTATCCAGTTCCGCTGTAATAGCCCACTGACCGGCGTTAACCCGAGCATTGAACACAGACTTATTAGCGTCTCTAATGGAATTGAACCTTGTGGTCAGCGCACCCCACGAAAAGCCATTGTTTGCCGTCTCCGGGAGTTTTGCAGCATTATCTTGCCTAAACTTCTCCCACTGCGGTCTGGTCATATTTTTACTAATAATAGACTTGGCAGCATGATTATAAAATTCGATCTGCTGTGGAGTGGCGCCAACATCGCCGCCGCGTTTCCTTTGATTAAGCTCACTTCTCATTCTCCAAATACGGTCATAAAAGACTTGTTGGTTTAGATGAGCATTAATCCCCGGACCCTTGCCATGCGGCAGGTTTGATTTTTTCACTAAAGAAATTGCCTCATCCAACACCTTGTGGGTTATTTGAGCCAAGGGCTGGTTAAGCAACCGGTTTATCTTATCGCCCTCGGTAATGAGAGCGGCATCCTGCGCAGCTTTTTCATTTTCTTGCTCTGCCGCTTCCAAATTTATCTTGTGATTCCTTTTCTTTACGATTAACGCAGCAACGTCGCTCCGGTCATCGCTCGTCAATGTGTTGTAAAAATGCTGTAATGTATTAGCGAGGCTGGATGTGTTGCTCTCCTCACCGCCTTCGTCGGCCCAAATATCCGTTCCAAACGTACCTTCTCTTAAACCCCTGGCACGATCCCCTATACCCATTTTGGCATCAGCGTGAGAGCCGAAATCTCCGTTGACCACACTCTCAGCAATAAACTCCCTTATAACCTTTAGGCGTTCCTCATCGAACTTGTCCATTTTTTCGTCAATTTTTTTTAACCCATCCGGCCTACTTCCAAATTGAACCTGCAATTTGTGTCGTACTATAGACCTTGAAAGATTAAACTTCATACTAGGGGAAATACGCGGGTCGTATTGATACCCGTTTGCAACTTGAGGCAGATTTTCAATTACCTCACCGACAGAAACCAAAGTGGCGGTATCTATCCTTTTCCTATTGTCCGTTTGCCATGTCTTATTATAGGAAACGAATTTATTGTTACGCTCCTGGATCAAGGCATGGTGAAGTTTGGCCGCGCTAGTTGGGCTAACGGATGAAAAGACTTCTGTATAGTTGTCCACAACCGCGTCAAGGGCTTCCTTCATACTCTCCGGCGTAGCAGCTTGAGCCTGGGCGTCCGTAAAGGCTTCCTGCATCGCCTGTGTCGCCGCTGTGTGGTAATAGGATTCCGTTACCGCAAGCGCAGATTCATAGACGGCGTTTTCGTATATGTTGATTGATGTGGAATCACCGGGGAGGTCAATCGGCCTTCCAAGTTTTGCCGCCTGTTCAATTTCCTCGTAAGTTGGCGCCTGGACAGCACCCGCTGCCAATCCCTGTTTCTGCGCCTGTTTACCGGCAATTTCCGCAAGCATATTTGAGAATTGTGAAGCACGATTAGAAATATTACCCCAGTCCGCCGCTTGCTGCGCAAGACCTGGGAAACTCGTCGGAACTGTGACGGATATCGCCGCCGGGGAGACACTTCCCTCAATCAGTGAACGTCTGGGCATGGGGCGGGCCATCAACTAGTTCCCGATGTCGTGCCGGTCGAGGACGGGGTAGATACTTGTTGATATTGGTAATAAGTCTGGCCAGCAGCGGCGGTACTGCCCAACAACATGCTTTGTTTGGCCGACTTCGCGGCCATTCTAGCTTGCCCCGCCAAATTAATTTGCATCTCAGCCTGGGCAGCGGCCTGGGCGCGCACGATATGTGCATTCGTCTTGGCCATTCCGTAATTTGTACTGCCAACATCCAACGCTTGGATTTTCAACCCCATCGGATTGCCAGAAAACGGGTCCATAAGGCCAGCACCAGCCTGGGCGTTAATCCGCGCTTGGTACAGTAATGTTTTTTCGAGTTCCTCAGAGGCGCGCTTCTTATATTCAAGTGCCTTCTGACGGCCCTCGAAACGAGTCCATTGCGCCTGAACATCCAGTGCTTGCGCTTGAGCCTTGTATTGCGCCGCCTGTGCTTGCGACTTTTTGGCCGCCGCGACAGCGGAAACTACAGCCATTGCAATCATAAACCACATAAGGGCTACACTCTCCTAATCTGTCGCCACAGAGACGCGGTAATCGAGAGATAAAAGCGTCATATATAGTGGCTGTGTCTGCGTCACTTCGACCTGCCCAGCGAAGTCGTAACCCAGGAACGGGCCAATCCGTTTTGTGCCTGTGAACTTCACAATCCCAGCATCGAGCGCCATATCGTCAAACCGGCGAAAGAAAAGCTCTTTCCCGTTCACTGCCATATTCTGCGTGTTGTCCATAATCACACTTGCCTGGACGATCCGCTTTTTGTTGCCCGTCACGGGACCGGACGGTAAGCGCGTTTCCACCGGCATGGTGCGAACCAGTGGCGTCGTTTTCGTCGCGCTGTCGGCAAGCAAATCGGTGAAGCTGGGAAATTCCAGACCAATTTCGAGATAGGTGGTTGCGGTGCGGTCTGTGACAATCGCATTCGATGCAACAGTGGCGCTGGTCAGCATATTGTCATCGGCAACCACCTTTACCTCAAAGTCTTCCAGGTGATTGATCCCGCTGTTGACAGTCGTGCTTCCCGGTAGATCGCTTGCCGCCGCCGTAAACTGCTTCGCCGCATCGGTGGTATAGTTGCTATCAAAGATTTCGACGTAGTAGACCGCCGTATTAGTAAAGTTCGTTGATGTGAGCCGCGTGGTATCGCTGCTTGTCACCGCAAGATTGTCCCGGCCTATCGTTGCGCGTGTCACCGTGACCACAGCAGAGGATGGAGAAGCGGAAAAATTCGCGTTTCCGTTAATCGCCGCCGCCAGATTGGTTGCGGTTTGATTATTGCTTGTCTCGCTTACCCACTCGTCCGTACCACTGCTTGCCGCGCTGGTGAACGTCACGGTGTCACCGTCTTGTTTGGTGAGAATTATGGTACTGCCGGTTGCTATATTTCCGTAATCGCTGACCGTGATCGTGCATGTCGCCTCGTCAGGCACCGTGCGCTTGACCACCGCATAGGTCAGCGGCGCATCTGCATCCTCAACATTTACATCTTTGAAAAGACCGTCTGTAGTCAACAAACTGGGCGCGATGACATTTTGGGAGCGTAGGATGGAAAACGCAGCCATCGAGCCATCGCCCGAATTTACCAGAAAGAGCAAATCGCCCTCATCGACATCCGTCCCGCGCCGCATAGCCATGCGCGTGGGTGTTTGTAGGAGGTGCGATGACAAAAGCGAAATATCGTTTGAGACGTAAGAGCCTTCGACATCAAGGAAAAGAAATTCTCGAATTGACTTTCCGCCGCGCTGAAGGTGCAGGGTGCCGCCCTCCGTACTGACCGGGCGTGTCCCTTCCTTGGTTCCGCGTGTTGTAGAGGGTTTGAAAATGAATGAAGTTGGCGTCAGCGGCTCACCGTCAATTTGAGGAACGACAAACTCCGTTCCGGTGGTGAAGACCTGGAGGTCGCGTCCAGAATACACTCCCACCACGGCATTGACTTGGTTGGTGTCAATCGTCGCTTCCAGCCCCTCGTCATCAAGTGCTTGCCCCGCATCAAAATTGAAGAACAGGCCGACACGCGACCCCCATACTGTCGTGGGTAGGGAATAGGAGCCGCCGATAATCAACCTACCCTCATGGAATGTCGCTGTCTTTGGCCAGCCATTCCCAGCCGACCACACATCTTCATAGCCCGTCTCCAGCGTCCAGTCGCCGCTGGCTATGGCAGAGGTGGAGAAAAATGGGACTTCCGTGACCGCCGAAACAACCGTACCGGATGTATAACCCGTGATCTTTGCCCTGCCGAAATTGTCGTTGGCCTGGATGTACTGGTTGACATGGCCGGCGGAAAAAACACTAGACCCCGCTGTGAGTGTAATGTTCCCCGTCACCGCGCTTGGCGTCAGTGTCGCAGCGGGCTGACTACTGGCCGGCGTGAAATCATATTTGGGGATGAAATCGAAGGTAATATCCGAGACAGTCCAGGTGGCGTCATTGGCGCCGCGAACAATCTTCAGCGACTGCATCGTCTCCTCGAATAGAAGCATCGTATCGGCGCTCTGCGTCCACCAGAGATTCGATAGACGCGCACTGGTGGTGCCGTCCGTCACACCTGTAACGGAGGAGGAGCAATCGAGATAATCATTCCCCGTGCCGTTGATGTTGGTGATCTGCACACCTTCCTTAAAGATGTAGGCGCGGGTGGCAGAGAAGCAAAACATATATGTCTGCGTCGTAGAGAAGGAAAACGGCACCAGCCGCACACCCGACTCCGGTGCGGCGGTAGAGGGAACGGTGAAAACGTACCGCAAGCCTGGGCGGCGTTCGACAGAACCCTGTGGTTTGCAGATGACGTTACGCGCTCTCTCCAGCGCGCTTTCATACTGCTTTAGGTCAATCCGGCCTCTCAGTTCCGGGTTGATTTCCCCAACTGCAAAATTTGTCTGGACTTTGATAACCCGGCCCATATCAAGCAGTCTGCCTCACATCGACAATCGGATAATCGGAAATGAACTGAGTGCCTGAACCCTGCCCGTCGATGGTGGCCGCTTGGCGGAAATACCCGCCCCGCCCCGCTTCGCCGGGATTGCCGACCGTGATCCGCTCCCAATGCTGGGCCTTGGTGATTTGATCGGTGACAGGTTCCGCTAGATGCCAAGCCATCGCGTATTTAAGTAACTGTATAAAGTAGGACGGCATCTCGGCTTCCAGCGGAATAGCTTGATAGTCGATGGTTACATTCTCAAAATCAGTTTGTATTTCCTTCTGGTATAGTTCCCACCCCCCAGAGACAGACCGCGCTCCAACCGCGCTAGAAGCAAATACAGCCCGTGGTACGCCCGTCAGGCTGTCGGACGGCATCGGGTAGGCATAGCTCCACTCATTGATTGGCGCCGCCGCAGACCGCGCGAGGTCAACCTTTTTGATGGAAAAAGACCAGGCATACATGGAGAGCATGACGGCCCGGATATCGGGATACAACGCCTCGCAGATACCCGCCTGTGTGGAGCCGTCCGAGAAGGACGAAATCGTGTTTTCGCCCAGGAGGTTCAAAGCATGAGAACAAATTGAAACGTCAGTATCATTCGTAGCCATGCTTACCTCAAAATAAGTTGGTGACCGGGGCGGCTTTTAGACGCAAAAGGGGAGAGGATACCTCCCCGGTCACCCGCGACTGGGATAGTCGCGATTAGTCTGAATCGGTGGCAGTTATAGTCAATCCATCGACGATATCGACCACGCCCGATGCGTTTGCGTTCACATACGTCCAGGTCAGCACCGGAGTACCGCCCGTGGATGATGCAACCAAAATGGCATCGTTGACTTTCAAAAGGTCGCTTGCACTGTCGAAATAACCGGACGTATTACAAGTGGCAATCGTATCCGTCGTAGTGTACGACCAAATCTGAGGCGCATTGCCCGCTTTGCTCTGCCCCCCAATGGGCTGAAGGCCCGCTACTGCATAAGCCATCTATTCGCTCCTAACTCTCTCTGCAAGTCAATTTGACGATGCCCTCGTCATCGATATTGATGGCGCCGGCTGAGAGCATACAATTGGTTAGCCAGGACGCTTTCTCAGGCACATAGTTGATCTCGGTTTTGATGCCGATACCCTCTGCGTAACCAATGGAGTCTTTGTGCCAGGCGAAAAGTGAACGATCCAAGGAGCCATCAATCGCAAGACCGCCCTCGTCCATGTCACCAATCATTATCATCTTGAAGCCCATCCACGACCCGACACTTCCGTCCATGAGATTCTTACCCGCAACATAGTCAAAACTGGTGGCTTGACTTTCGGATAAGAGGCTGGCCAGAGAATCAGCGTGCATAGCCATGTAACGATCCGCCGCCGGGACGTTTGCCCCGTCGAGGAGACGCTTGGCCTCGCGAACCTTTGCAAAGTTGAGGTTCGTATTCGCGCCGCCGATGGAATTGGCAACCGTCAGACTCGTGCTGGAAGCCGTCAAGGCATCCAACTTGATCTGGTCAACACGCCGTCCAATCGCATTAGAGACAACTTGGACGAGTTCTTGTCTTTCGTCGTAGTTGACTTTTTGCTGATCGAAAATCGACGTGTATTCGGGAGCCGCATAATCGGAAAGTGTGGCGACCGCATTGGAGTGAGTCACGTTAAGGGGAACGACATCCGTTTGGGGAATGTGTATCGTCGCACTGGCTTTACCGATTTTCGGAAATTGCACCGTGGACCCCACGACACCCGTGCGGGTGCGGCAAGTACCGCCCAATTTCTGCACACCCTGATACGCCTGTTTAACTTCAGCCGCGAAGAGTTTGGTAAAGTTTGTGCTTAAAGAAACAGCCATCTCTAAGCTCCTTGTTCGAGTTAAATCAATTCGCCATACAGGTGGGGAAAGATTTCCGGCTGTGGCTTGCGGGTAGGCTCCCGCCGCTGCCAACCGTCTCGAACAAGCTCCGAGGTAGGGTTACATTGACAATTTCATGGAATTGTTAGCGTGTCAATAGTCTTTTGATAATATATGGTAATTGGATTTTTCAGGAACGGCGGCGTTTGTGGCGGTCATGCCAGAATTTACTGGCCACGCGCAATTGTGAGTTAATTGTGCGGATCAACTCACATTCCTCTTTGATGATGCTGTTGTACCCAGCGCATATTTCATCATCTGTTTCCGCCGCCAAACTCTCAGACAATTCCATCACCCTGTCGATATGTTCACAGGACTCCGGCGGGATGTTGGGCTTATCAATGGCGCGGGACACAGAACATTATCCAAGACTAGGCATGTGTCCTTCTGCCTTGGGGTCCATCTTTTCCAGTTGCTGGTAGACCTTCTGGCGGTAACCTGCATCGCTATTGTACTTGGGATCGGCAATCATGCTTTCGAGTTCCGATTGCGTGACCACATCCGAGGTATCGTGCGCGGCCTGAATCGGAATGGTTTTCTCGCCATAATATTGCCGTAACCGGGTCAAGGCGCGAATGCCGTTTGCCGAACCGCCCCAGACCTTGAACTCATCGAAATCATCACCCGTCCACGCCCCTTCGCGTACCATCTCTTGCGCCCATTTGACATGACCATTTATCACCGCTTGTCCATCGGGACCGAGTTTTTCGAGTTCCGCCTGTCTATCGAACTCCTCCTCCTGAACGGTGTCCTCCGGTCTGTTGTTAGCAACAAGGCCAACGATGGATTCAAAGTCGTCCTGTGTCAGTCCCCGCTCGGCGGCGACCTTCTTGAAGGAGCCGAGCAACTCATCGTCTTCCGCCACCTTGTCATCGAGAAATTTCAGATCATAGGCGCCGTCTTCCGGGACGATATGGCGTCCATTGCGGAGCTTTTTGTAAAGCTCGGTCTGGCTTTTCGCCAAGCCCTCGAAATCAGCGCCCTTCTCGTCATTCCAGAAACGATCCGCCAGCCAATCCGGTTTTTCATCCCCGGTGGCCGGGTCCGTATGATCCGGCTCCGGTGCATTCTCCGCTGGCGCCGCGTCTTCCGGTGATACACTCGGCGCATCGGACAGCAGCCCTTCCTCCGGTACTGCTTCGCCCACCTGTTCCTGTACAGTCTCTGTCTCAGCCATTACGTCCCTCTCGCTCTGTTGGCCCGCATCAACATTTCCCTGATTAAAGTATTTTGCCCTTCCCTGAAAAAGCCAAAATCAGTGCTGTATCCCGGCGCCCAACAAGGTTGCGTGAGATACGCCGCCGTCAACCACTCCACCACTATCTCGCCGTCAGGGCCATCGAAGATATGCGCGAGAGCGCGGTCCAGCGCCCCCTGTTTGGTATCGCTTTGCGGGGGAGGTAAGGGTTGCTCGGCATTGACGCCCTCCCAGCCGGGAGAGCTAATGTCTATTATGTCAGCCATCAAGCCGGCGCCGCTTCAGGAGGCGGTCCTTCATCACCTTGCGCCATCTGTTGCTGCATCATCTGTTGCGCCATCTGCTCCATCTGCATTCTCTCCTCCTCCGTTGTTCGCAACTGCATCGGGACGCCCAGCCTATCCGCTACCCAATCGGAAATAGCGTCTGCCTTGATAGTGGCGAGTCCCGCCGGCCCCATCTGCGAGGCGATACCCATCCACTGCATCACATCTTGCACATCGTCCATGTTCTGCGCCTGGGCCAAAGGCGAAACCGGAACAACCTTGATCTCCTGGCCGTTGATCGATAGCGGCAGCTTGGGAATGATCCGCGCTTCCTCCATGACTGCCATAGAACGCACCACAATCGGCACCATCGTTTCGGTAATGAGACGCCCGAAAGCTGATCCGAGATTGGTCGCAAGCTCACGCATTCTTTCGACAATCTCCGTGGCGCTGCGGGCGCTCATATTATCTGGCGGGAGGCTATCATCGAGAAGGATGCGCTTGATGTTCATGCGCAGGTCTTGCAAGACAATCTGTGTCAATTGAAGATCGCCGGCACGGGGCAATGGCTGAAGGGATGGCCCTTGCGGCCCGCCATTTCGCGCCACGGGAACCACTGCGCCGGGAACGATGCGGATCGTCTGGGGGTTTAGCACACCGTCATCAACGGCTGTATATACCCCGGCGATGCCAATGCTGGCGTTCTTGAGAAGCAACTCGACTGTCTTGTTCAAGGATTTGATATCCTCAAGAGCCTGAACCACAGGCCCGCGCCCGTACACCTCACCACTCGCTTTCATGTAGCGTGAGACCACCCACGGGGAGGTTTTTAGATAGCGATACACCAGCATGTCGGATTCATCGCCGTCGCCCTTGTAGCAGATGTAATAATCAAAGCCGCCGTCGCGCACGTTGACCACAGTGCTTTCCTGTAGCTCGACAGGCTCTTGCGGCTTGTCTTCCAACAATCGCTCCAATGTTTCGGAGAGCTTGGCGTCAGGCCATTCACGTTTAATGTTTTCAACCGGAGTGCGGATTTTCCGATAGACGTTTTCCACCACGCCCCCTGGCCCTTCCTCCAACGCCACCTGGAATTGGGGGATGGCGCGGAAGTTGATCGGCTTGAGCGCGGTGCCGGGTTGGATCAACATGATGCCGGTGCCGACCGCGAGGTCCATCAAGAACTCACCAAGAGCGAGATCAAAATTGGTTTGTCGGATAAGCGTGAAGAACCTATCGGTTAGTTCCTGGCATCCCATACGAACATCAGAATCGGCTTCAGGAGGAATATCTGTCCCCGGCTGTAACGCCATCCAATGTTTATCGGGTGGAAACAATCCAGACTGTAGCCGGTTGGCGAAACGATTAACGCCATGCACCGCCGTGCTGTCGAACACCTTGCCGCTTTTTTGCTTGCCTGATGTTCCCGATTTCCAGCTTCCATCATAGAGGTTGCGCTGGGGCAGTGCATATTCGTAGCACTGCTCGTAAAGACCACGCCAGTTTTCCTTTGCCGACCACGCGGCATCAAAGCGTTTTTTGATCTTTTTGGCTGATTTGGACGGCTTCCGCCTAGATCGTCGTGCCATAGTCTTTTCTATTGAATATATTGCCGGATGAACCAAGTGTTGAAGCTGTGGCATCGGTTTGTGCAAGCAGCGGCCTCTTTCGCTGCCTCAAATTACGCTTCTCCGCTGCCAATATTGCCGCATTGTCGTAAAGTGGGGATTTTTCAGCCACCGTTGCCGGTGTGGCGGCGGCGGTAATTCCTGGTGCTGTTGGCTTTGGTGTTAAAAACGCCTGTTGGATGGAAGCACCACTCGTCAACTGATTAGGCGCGCCCTGGCCAACGGCCCCCTCGCCCAGCCCCATACCCTGCGATGCAAAGCCAGAGCTAACATTCCCAACCGGCGACGCGGCCTGACCAGCAGCGGTCACAGCCGCTAATCCTGATAAATTACCTTTCGCGCTCATTTGGCTTTCCTTGCCGCCCTGCGCGCCTGTTCCACCGCCCGGTCCCGTTCCACTCATTTGCTGGACCCCGTTTTTTGCTTGAACGCCACATCACCGAGTTCCGTCTGCTCTGGAACACCGAGATATGGACTTTGTGTATCCAAGAGGGGATCAATGGAGAGGAGGCTGCGTTTCCCGCCTTGGCGACGAGCGCGGCGGCGGGCAGCAAGTGCCTTCGCGTCTTCGCGCTCCTTTGCCTCAATGCGATCTTCCTGCTCTTTCTGCATTCGCAGAACTTCCGGGTCTGGTCCGGGCGGTGGCGCTGGTGTCTTGGGGGAACTCAGGATGCCGCCCATCACTTAACCTCGCGAACATATAAAAATCATGGCCATCAGGGCCGTATTTTTTCAACAAACCCTCCTCCAAAAATCGCATCTTCTTGATCCATTTGATAGCCTGAAAGTTACGCGAATGGACCGTGCATTGAAGGCGAACCATCCATAACTCGCCAATATAAATATCAAACATTTGCTTCGCGACACGGTGGAAGGTGCGCCCATAGGTTGGTAATTCAACGTCCGTGACCATCCAGACATCACCAACGCCCCGCCATAGTGGAACAACGCCGAAAGCGCATACGGGTTTGCCATCCGCAACCCCGCACCAGGCGTAACCGATATCGCAATACATTTTGGTTAGCTGGTCATAATCGGGGATGTTGTTTGGAAATACCTGATCCCATTTTCGCAAGTTCATCAGCTTGAGGAAGCCGGGATGGAACTCGACAAGTTTCCGCGATTCATCGAGCTTCATGTGGCGATTGAGTGCGGTGATATCGTCAAGCATCGTAGAGGTTGAAATCCATTTTTGCCCGTGGGATTTGCCGCCATGTCATGGGGCGTCGCGTCATCCGTTTGTGTTCGCCGCCGCCTAGAACGAGGTAGCCATAGGCGTCCCCAACGTGGCTGTGTTCGTTCTTATTTGGCACATCCTTGAAACGCTCCTGACCGGCGCCGATGGCAACACGGGAGAAGTGGTAGCCCCCGGCCAGCGCCTTACGGATACGGGCGCATTTGCGACTGACCAGCAATCCGGGCTTCTTGTCGATGAAGCGGATCATAGGCGCTGCCATCGCCTCACGCCGCGTTTTCCAGTCATTCGTCGCCGTGGGACGCGCCAACAAGCCAATGGATTGGAGGTAGGAAAACGAAGTGGTTTCGTAAATCTGGTCGCGCTGCTGGCCAGCCGGATCGCCCCAGATCATCACCTCCGCTTTGTAAAACAGGGTTTCGATTTCCGCCTTCAGTTTGGTGCCGAAATTCTCCAACCCCATGTCAAACGTGACTAGCTCATGGATTATCCGCCACTGGCCATGCACCGTACGCTGGCCAAATACGGCAGCGGGCGTCAAGCCAAAATCAAGGCCGATTTGCAGGGGCAAGGTTGGATCGTACTCAAGCGTTTCCTCCGTCATCGCCTCGTCATCATACTCCGGCGTGATCGGCTTGCCCTCGACAACGTAGGTGTATTCACCCTTCGCGTAACACCGTATCCAGTCCAGATTCTTGCCGCCCACGAGCTGATCGTAATAACCTGGGGGCACGTTTTTGACGTTTTCAGCGGAAGGGTTTGCCATCCACCATTTGCCGGCCGACATGACAAACCCATTGAACTCTGGATTTTCAGGTAAATCCTCTTCAGGAACCTCAAGCACACCGGGCGGTTGGCGAAAAAATTCCCAGGCATAGGTGCCAAGCGGCGCCTCCTTGCCCTCTGCCAGCCGCCAGTACCAGTGATCCGAGTCGCAGGGGTTACTGTCCATCCAGATACCGCGCCATGTGGGGCCGCCATCGGCCTTTGTGGGGTATCTCCCAACCCTGTGTGTTAATCCGTCCACGATTGCTTTGGGAAGTTCACGGCACTCATTGATCCAGGCGCCGGTCAATTCCAGGGAGAGCAGCTTACGAACATCTTTCGGCTGGTCGAGGGCCAGAAAGATCACCTCGCAATCGACGCCGTGCGCCCCTTCACGGCTGGGCAGTTTGATGTGATGGGTGATGGGCGGCGACCAATGCGCCCTGCCCCAGATGTTTTCGGGAAATATCTCCATCCATGTTTTGAGGGTGGTGGTTCTGAGCATCGGGTAGGAGTTCCGCACGACGACAAACCTGGAGTAGCGGATGCCGTCACGGGGAGACGGTTTCTGTTTGACCGCGCGCAACATGATCTCGGCGGCACAGGCATAGCTCTTGCCGCTGCCCACCGGCCCCATGATGCCCCGGACGAACTTATCCGAGGTCAGGAATTTCCAGATCGTGGGGGCTGTGGAAAAATCGAGGTTGAGATCAGCCGTGTCACTCATCACTTGCTTCCATTATCGCTCGCCCGAGCTGCTCGACGACTTGCGGGACAACGGCATTTCCGAGGGCTTTAAGTCGGTCCACCCTTCTGGGAACCCCATGAGCCACTCGACCCACGTCGGGTTCAGGGAGCCACCTTGCGGGATCGACCACATCTTTACTGCCGTTTGCAGCGTCAAAGATTCCTTGGCTCCGCTTGGGCGTGTCCCCGTCCATTTCTTCGCTGGCCCGCGTGGCGTGGCGTCGGGCGTCGGCCACAGCTTCACGATGTCTCCCAAATTCGTCTGATGACCCTTTGCCATTCTTGCTCGTATCTTTTCCGGGTCTTGGTACTCGCCGCCGCCGGTCTTCCTCACGCTGGGCGTCGGCCACAAGCCTTTCCGCGCCATGTAGTTCAGATTGCCCGTGCCAGCCCTGTCGCCGCTCCTTTCCCCGCCGCCCAATGGCGTTGTCGGAGTTGGCAACAATCCAAACTCGGTCGCGTCGGTGCGGGGCATCGACGGCGCAAGCTGGAATAACAAATGCTGCGGCTTCGTAGCCGAGGCTTTCCAGGTCAGAAAGGCTGCGCTGGAGCCCCATCGGCTGGTTAACAAAACCTCTGACATTCTCGCCAATGACCCATGTAGGCCGTAGCTTTTTAACAAGGGCAGCCATCGCCGGCCAGAGATCACGGTCATCTTCCGCGCCTCGCTGCTTCCCGGCGACACTCCAGGGCTGGCATGGGAACCCGCCGCAGATGAGGTCAATTCCTCCAAGTCTATCTGTCGGGATGGTTCTGACATCGTCGTAGATGGGCGTGTCGGGCCAGTGCTTTCCAAGGACGGCCTGGCAGAAGGGCTCTCGCTCACAGAAGGCAACTGTGTGAAAAGCTCCGGCTCTCTCAAGTCCGAGGCTGAAGCCGCCGATGCCGCTGAACAAATCGAGGACATTCACTCCTTCCCCTCGCTGACTTCCTCGTAGGTGGTGGTCACTTCCGGCCCGACCATCTTGATGCCGACAACGGACGGGGCATCCGGCCCCTTATCCGGCGCTT